GGGTTCACCCATCACAACAAGCGGCACATTGGCAATTAGTTTGTCTGGTACTGCCTTACCAACAACAAGCGGTGGCACAGGCTTAACATCATTCACATCAGGCGGTGTGGTTTACGCCTCAAGCACAAGTGCATTGGCTACTGGCTCTGCGCTTAATTTTGATGGTACTAACTTAGGAGTAGGCACTACAACACCAGTGGCGCAGTTAGGCGTGTATGGCACGGGTCAAACTACTGCCGCCATGTCAACATCATCAGGGTTGGGCGGCACTCTTTATGTCAGGGATTCTGGCTCGGCGGCTGGTAATGGTGGCGTAGTTATGTTTGGCGCAAGCCAAGGCGCGTTTGCCGCAATCAAGGGTCTTCTTACCGATGGCGCAAATAACACTAGCGGGGCGTTAGCGTTTTCAATTCGCTCATTAACTAGTAATGCAACACTGACCGAGGCAATGCGAATCATTTCCACTGGGTTAGTTGGTATAGGTAATACATCACCAACTTACAGACTTGATGTTTCGTCTAGTGATGAAATAGTTTCTCGTTTTGCAAGAAGTGGTGGCGCTAATGCGCTAGTCGCAATCTCAGACCCAACTACAACTACTGCACCCTACATAGCCAGTTACGGCAACAACATGGCTTTTGGTCAGTATGGCGGTGGTGAGTTTGGTCGTTTTACATCAACAGGGTTGGGTATTGGTACAACTTCGCCATCTTATAAATTAGATGTAAATGGTGTTGCTCAAGTAAGTGGATTGCGACAAAGTTATCAAACTGGCTTATATACAGTAGATGGTGCTTTATCAAACTATTCAGCATCTAATGGCGTGTATTTGACTGGTAATGCTGGAGGTTGGTTGGCACTACAAGCAAGTGGTACTCAAGCAACTACCATATTGTTATATGGCCCATCTGAACCTTCATTACCTAATGTCATAACATTTAAGACTAACTCCACAGAACGCCTTCGCATTGCATCCACAGGAGCATTTGGTTTATCAGGCGCTAACTACGGCACAAGCGGTCAAGTCTTAACATCTGGCGGTTCTGCGGCGGCACCTACTTGGACAACCCCAGCATCGGGTGGTGGTAGCTTCACAGCCAAAACCACAACATACACAGCCGTATCTGGCGACAACATCTTGGCAGACACTAGCTCTGCATCATGGACATTGACACTACCTGCAACACCAACAACTGGTAACTCAGTGCAGATAATGGACAGCAAAGGCACTTTTGGTCAGTACCCATTGACAGTCGCTCGTAACGGATCGACTATCATGAGTGCGTCAGAAAACATGACTTTAGATGTTAACGGTGCGGCAACAACTTTCGTTTATAACGGTACTACTTGGAGAGTAATCTAATGAGCAATTTAAGCAACTTCCAACCCTTGGCACAGCGGTTCAACGCTGTTCAGCCATTCTTTGCAAGCGGTACGTTTACCGCTCCCCCCGGCATCACGCAAGTCATGGTGCTTGTGTGGGGTGGTGGCGGTGGCGGTCGGACTGGTTATGCTTCAGGAGGCGGCGGTGCTGGTGCGGGTTTCGCTATGGGACTTATTACGGTGGTGCCCGGCACGGGCTACACAGTCACTATTGGTTCTGGTGGCGTGGGTGAAGCGCAAAGTAACGGCTTACAAACCGCTGGTGGAACGTCATCTTTCAGCACATATTTAACAGCCACAGGTGGCGCGGCTGGTGTTAATACACTAACAGCGGGTTCGGCGGGAACGGGCAGTTCATCAGGTGCGGCATGGGCTGTTACTTATTCAGGCGGTAGAGCTGGCGACAGTAACGGCATTTCAACCACTTATGCTGTAGGTACAGGGGGTGGCGGATCAGGATCACCTTACGGTATTGGTGGTCGGGGTGGTAGTGCCAATGCTGTGTTCGCATCTGTACAAGTCTACGGCACTGGTGGCGGTGGATGGGTAGGCAATGGTGGTGGGACTAACTTTGCTGGACAGCAAGCTCTGTTTAACACGGGAACAGCGCCATCTGGTACTGGTGGTGGTGGTATTTTTGATGCATTTGAAACCCTTGCGGGTGGCGGAGGCGGGTCGCATGGGTACCCGACTAGTTATTCAGCATCCGACCCCGGTCGGGCATTTTTAGGATTAGCCAATTCACAAAACGGATATATGGGAATCAAGGGTGGCGGTGGTGATCACATTGGGTGGGCGGGTACAACAGCCAGCACTACCCCCTTCACTAGCTCACTGACTTTGCAATCTAAAGGGTATGAGCCTGAGTCTTACTTTGATATTGTGAACTGCTCGCTTAAAGGCACAGGCGGGTATGGGGCTTATTCAACTGGAACTAGCACCTATTCAAACTTTGCTGGCAACGGAGGCCCCGGCTCTGGGGGCGGAGGAGCATATGCGTTAAATGGTACCACTAGAAGTTATGGCGGCTCTGGTGGCACTGGTGGAGGAGGTGGTGGTGCTTTCTGCAATAACAATTCAAGTGTTTGGGTTATGGGCGGTAGCGGCGGCCTTGGTGGTGGCGGGGGTGGGAGCACTTGGAACGGTAGCTCCAATGTTGATGCATGTATCGGTGGCAAAGGCGGTTATGGTGGGGGTGGTGGTGGAGCAGGCGCGAACACCTACAACCCCGCTACCTTGACGGCTAACCAAGCTGGTAATGGTGGTGGTGGTTGTGTATTAGTTTTTTGGAAAGGCTGATTATGAAATACGCATGGGTCGAAGACGGCAAAATTCGTGACATCTGTCATGGCAATCCCGCTGAGTGCTACACACCGCAAATTGCGGCTCTGTATAACGCGGAAATTGGTGATGACATTAAAGTCAATGCTACCTACGATGGGCATAACTGGGTTAACCAAGTTATACCTGAAAGAACGCCCATAGAGCTGACGCCTCCACCAAGACTTTTGGTAGCAAACGACATTCGTTCTGCCATGACTTTGCTTGAGCGTGTTAAGTGGGACAACGATCAATCTGGAATGATTGTGACTGCGAAAATAGAGACTGCGAGCTATCAGACTTTGGAGTCAATTGCCCCTGTCTTGCAGATGCTGGTTGATTCTGGCGACATTTCACAAGAAACAATGAACAAGGTATTAGCATGACATTACAGCTTCCTATTGAAACAGCAAACCAAATTCTTGGTTACCTTGGAACTCGCCCCTACCAAGAAGTCTTCCAACTGATTCAAGCCATTCAAGAGGCGGCGAAGCCTCCTGCAATGCCTGAAGTCCCCAAGGTTGAAGATGGAACAAGTGGAGACTAAGCTCGCCGTGCATGAAGCGGTGTGCGCTGAACGCTACCGCTCGATCGAAGACAAGCTAGATCGGGGCAAAGAGCGGATGAAGACCGTTGAGTATTTGCTGTATATACTACTTGCGGCGGTGCTCTTCGGTCCCGGCGTCGCTGGCGAATTCGTTAAAAAAATTCTCGGCATCTAGGCACTGGCATGGATGCGCTGGCTAATCCTACTTTTGTTGTTAGTCATCGCGGGTGCGTCGTCCAAGCAAGGGTGCTTCGTTCGCGAGTTCTACGGAATCGGGTACACAGTGCACGACCCCACTTTGCGCCACAAGGAGATGGTTGCGTGGCTCGATCGGAACGTTTCGCACTGCAAGTCTACGGATTTGGTCGTTATTTGGAACAACCTGTCCGAGTGGGCAGGGACAGCGGATTCCACTTACCTTCGCGGGGTGGTGATTCATGCATATAAAGATGCTCTTGAGCGTGAAAAGAAATGATTCCGCCCATTCACAAGTGGTACCCGATGGTCCAGCCCGGGGGCGAGCCGACCAAAACGGATGCGCTGGAGCGCAGAGCGGAGCGACTGCAGGAAGAATACGCACAAGCGTTGAAAATGCGCAAGGTGAAGGACAAGATCGACGATCTCGAATTCGAGCTGTACGTGAAGAAAGCCGAGCGTAATCAGCTCAGCCTCGAGATTTTTACCAACCGCAAGCTGGATATTTATGTATGACCAAAAAGCCCATACCCAGACCAGTGAAACGAGTATCGATGGATACCAAAGACAAGCTGACCCTGTGGGTCACTCTGATGGTAAGCACCACCCTGTGCATTTCCGTATTGGCCATGGTAATCAGCTTTATGCTTGGTCTGTGGGCAAAGGAAGTGGACAACGCCGAGATCTTCAAGATGATTTCACCCGCTTTTTCTACTCTTATCGGCGGCATGATTGGGTTCCTGAGTGGTATCAAACTCATGCAGAATGAAGACAAATCTAAATCTTGTAAGGACTAACTATGCTTGATATTTTATCCGGGGGCTTACTCGGCTCCATCTTCGGCGGCATCTTCCGAATGGCACCCGAAGTGCTGAAGTTCTTCGACAAAAAGAACGAGAGGATGCACGAACTTAACATGTTCGCCCGTCAATGCGAGTTGGAACAGCTTCGAGGCCAGCAAAAGCTCGCCGAGATCGGGGCACAACGCGAAGCCGCCGTGGATGTCGGGGTGATGGACGCCTTCAACGCCGCTATCGAGCAACAGGCCACGATGGTCAAAGCCGCTGGTGGGTGGGTGGCGAGCCTCTCCGCTTCCGTCCGGCCAGTGGTGACTTACTGGGTACTGTTCGTCTGGTCTTTCATCCACGTCTGGTTCGCTTGGAACGCTTGGCTCGCCGGTGCTCCCGCAATAGATGTGTTCAAAACGATGATGACCCCCGACTTCTCCGCTTTACTGTCCGGCACCATCAACTACTGGTTCCTCGACCGCACTTTGAAGCAACGCGGTATATGAATCTCGAACTCGCCGCTGAACTCTGCCGCCGGTACGAGGGCTACCGGGCCAAGCCCTACCTCTGCCCGGCTAACGTAGCCACGATCGGGTACGGGAGCACTTACTACGCCGACAAGCGAAAAGTAACTCTCGACGACCCGCCGATGGACGAACCTACGGCACGGGAGCTATTAATGGTGGAGCTTGAGCATACCTACCTTCCCGGGGTCCTCCGGAACTGCCCGGGACTGATCACGGACGTCCGTAAATGCAATGCGATCGTGGATTTTTGCTACAATCTCGGCGTAGGACGGCTCCAGACCTCGACTCTGAAGCGCAAAGTAAACGCCGGGGACTGGGAGGGTGCTAAGGAGCAATTAATGCTGTGGACCCGGGGCGGCGGCAAGGTGTTGCCGGGACTCCTCAAGAGGCGTACCTCCGAGTGCGCTTTGCTGAATTGACCAAATGTCAAAGGCGTGGTATAATCCTAATCAACGTTGCAATTCGTGTGGAGGGCTTTTATGGCAACAGCTTCAGTAATGACCTACACAACACTAGTTGAGAACATCGAGTCTTATCTAGAACGTACTGATACCGCTACTCTCGTTAAGATCCCGCTTTTTATCATGCTTGCCGAGCAGGTGATCGCGTCGAAAATCAAATTCCTCGGGAACCTTACCGTCAACACCAGTAACATGGTGGCGAGTACGGCCGTCATCGCTAAGCCCGCCCGGTGGCACAAGACAGTGTCGATGAATATTACAGTAGCCGGTAGCCGCCAACCGGTGCTCCTGCGCAAGTACGAGTACCTCCGGAATTATTTTCCGGACCCTACCGCTACCGGGGTTCCCAAGTATTACGCGGACTACGACTACACGAATTGGCTCGTGGCTCCAACGCCCTCCATCGCCTACGCGTTCGAGGTGCTTTACTACGAACGAGTTCAGCCGCTGGATTCGAGCAACCAAACCAACTGGTTTACGATCTACGCTCCGCAAGCCTTGCTCTACGGCTCGCTCCTTCAAGCGATGCCATTCTTGAAAAACGACGAGCGCATCCCGATGTGGCAATCGCAGTACGACGCGATTATGACCACGTTGGCTGAGGAGGATAAACTCCGCATTGCGGATCGTCAAGCGATCGCGGTGGATTCATGAGCTACGTCAGCCCTTTCACCGGTGACGTGATCCAGCCAACGGATGTAAGCTTTCGCGCCGTCACACTAACTGCTAACACCCAACTGAATTGGCCGTCGAATAGCACTACGAATTCCGATTTCGCGGCGAGGATTATGCAGGTCACGGCGAGTACTGCCGGTCTGAACCTGTACATGCCGCCAGCGGACCAGACTTCGGTGGGTAATGACGCACTCATCCGAAACATTGGAGCCAACACTTTTACCGTAAAGGATTACGCGGGTACTAACACTATCGTGTCGGTGGCGGCGGGCGAATCCAAGTACATTTACATTACTACCAACGCGACCTCTCAAGGAACTTGGGGCATAATCGCTTTCGGTACCGGAACATCTTCGGCCGATGCTACGACACTTGCTGGGTATGGTCTTGTCGCAAGTGGTGTGACTCTTAACCAAAGCCATCCAAGTGCCGCGATCACTACTAGTTCCACATTTGCCGCGACAGATCGGGCACAAACTCGCGTCTGGGG